GGGTTGAGTTCAACGATGCCTTCACCCGTGCGCAGTTCCGCTCGCTTGTCGAGCCATTCCTCCGTGATGTTCAGGCTCGCCGTGGCATCTTCGATTTCAAGGTCGTGTGCGACGAGAAGAACAACACCCCCGAGGTCATCGACAGCAACAGGTTCGTCGCAGACATCTACATCAAGCCGAACCGAAGCATCAACTTCATCCAGTTGAACTTCATCGCCACCAAGACGGGCGTGAACTTCAACGAGGTCGGTGCCTGATCGTGATGATGGAAACCCCGATACATAAGGAGAAGGAGTCCTAAATGTCACAGTTCAGCATCGATGCGTTCCGTGCGAACCTCATCAACGGTCTTGCGAGGAACAACCTGTTCCTCGTCCAAGGCAACTTCCCAGGCGGCGGAACCAACGCCATCCAAGGTGCGGCTGCGGTTGCAGGTGCCCTTTTCGGCGGCGCAGTCGCAGGTGCGATCACCAATGTCGCAGCGGCTGTAGGCGGCGGAAACCCGAGTGCGCAGATTTCGTTCCTCTGCAAGTCCTCAAAGATTCCGTCCTCGACCATCGCCACCAACCAAGCGTTCTACATGGGTCGCCCGTTCAAGTATCCTGGCGACAAGACCTTCAGCGATTGGGGCATGAGCGTCTACAACGACGGCACCTACGGTCTCCGCAAGTCCTTTGAGGCTTGGATGAACCTGATGAACACCAACAGGACCAACATCGGTCCCAACGGTGTCAGCGGTTACATGACCGATTGGACCGTCACCCCGCTCACCCGTGAAGGCAATCCCATCGCCCGATACAAGTTGATCGGTTGTTGGCCTACCACCATCGCAGAAACCACTCTCGACATGGCGGCGCAGTCCGAGCCTTCGACCTTCGATGTGACGATTGCGTATCAGTACTTTGAAGTCGAAGGCGTGACCACCTGACATCAGGTAGACGAGGGAACTATACATCATGGCACTCTTTGGCTTTGACTTAGGCCGCAGCAAGAAACAGAAGAAGCAGGACAAGGCTCTGAAGTCGTTTGTCGTTCCGACATTCGATGACGGAGCCATTCCTGTTGAAGCGGGTGGCTTCTACGGTCAGTATGTCGATCTCGACGGCACCGTCCGCAACGACTTTGAACTCACGATGAAGTACCGTGAGATGGCGCAGGACCCGATTGTCGAGGTCGCAATCGATGACATCGTCAACGAGTCCATCATCATGGGCGAGAAGAAGTCTCCCGTGAAGATCCTCCTCGACAAACTTGACGAAAGCGACGGCATCAAGCAGAAGATCCACGACGAGTTCAGGAACCTCATCAGGGTCATGCAGTTTGAGACCAAGGGAGCCGAGATCTTCCGCCGATGGTATGTGGACGGGAAGATCTTCTTCCACATCATCATCGATGAGGAGAACCCGCAGAAGGGCATCCTTGAACTCCGCTATGTCGATCCGATGAACATTCAGAAGATCCGTGAGTACACCAAGGAGACCCTCAAGAACGGCACGAAGATCATCACGGGGTACAAGGACTTCTACCTGTACAACAAGGACAATCCCCGTGCAGGTGGCAACGCTGCGGGAATCAAGATCAGCGAGGATGCCATCGCATTCTGCTCGTCGGGTCTCATGGACAGCCGCTACAAGCGCACCGTGGGCTTCCTCCACAAGTCGATCAAGCCGCTGAACCAACTGCGGATGCTTGAGGATGCCATCGTCATCTACCGTATCTCCCGTGCGCCCGAGAGGCGTATCTTCTACATCGATGTCGGCAACCTGCCCAAGACCAAGGCAGAGCAGTATGTCAAGGACCTGATGAACCGATACCGCAATCGCCTCGTCTACGATGCGAACACGGGAGAGGTCAGGGATGACAAGAAGTTCATGTCCATGCTTGAGGACTATTGGCTTCCCCGCCGTGAAGGTAGCCGTGGTACCGAGATCACCACCCTACAGGGAGGTCAGAACCTCGGCGAACTCACCGATGTCATTTATTTTCAGAAGAAGGTCTACAGGGCGTTGTCCGTCCCCGCTAGCCGCCTCGACCAAGACAAGCAGTTCATGCTCGGTCGCAGCACGGAGATCACCCGTGACGAGGTGAGGTTCACCAAGTTCGTCCACAGGCTCCGCACCAAGTTCAGCGAACTGTTTTTCGACATCCTTCGGAAGCAACTGATCCTCAAGAAGGTGATTACCGCCGACGAATGGCCCGAGATGAAGGAGTCGATCTACTTCGACTTCCTCAAGGACAACCTGTTCACCGAACTCAAGAACGCCGAACTGCGGAAGCAGCAGGTCGAGGAGTTGGGAAACATCAAACCATACATAGGTAAGTACTACAGCCATGAGTGGGTCCGCAGGAATGTCCTCGGTTTCTCCGAGTCCGACATCAAGGAAATGGACCGTGAGATTGAGAAGGAACGCAACGCAGGAAAGATCGAACCCGACAACTCGCAGTTCGGTCTCGCCTAAGGGGAGTAGATGGAAAAGAACCGTCTCAGGAACGCCATCGACAGCCTCGTCGGAAAGGATGCTCCCTCATTCAGGGGCTCCGTCCGCACCGAGTTGTTCTCACGCATCCACGGCACCTTCGACTCCCTCAGGCAGGAACTCTCTCGGGACATCATCTCGGAGAACCTTCCAGGTGCGCCTTCCGCTCCTCCCGTGACCAAGCCCATCAAGGCAGGGGACCTCAAGATCGTCCCGACCGCTGCGGGTGCCGCCAAGGATGATATGTCCCTCGACCCGAACTTTGAGAAGGAGTTCTTCCAATCCTCCTCGGACTACAAGGGTCAGCGCATCACGGTCAAGCAGTTGGGCACGGGCTTCGGAAAGCCCGTGAGGATCTACATCAACGACCGCCGATGGGAGTTCTTCCCTGGTCCCAAGGTAGGGATCAAGGCTGCGAAGGACTACATCGACGGCATGGTGAAGGATGTCAGGAAGGATCCGCAACTCGCCGCTGCAATGACGGCGCAGATCGCAAAGGACAAGGCTGCGGGTGTATCGACCGTCGCAGCACCCGTTGATGCAGGTAAGCCGAACGAGGTCGCCGATGCGAACCTCAAGCAGAAGGAACTTGAGACGGGTCAGCCTGTCGGCAAGGGCAAGCCTCCTGCGCAGAAGCCACCCGCAGCAGCGAAACCGAAGGCGGCTCCCAAGCCACCTGCACCACCGAAGCCGAAGCCAACGAAGGAAGTGAAGCCGAAATGAGCAACAGGAACCACGACAACGACAGCATCCAAGAGGACGAATGGGGCGGTGGCTTTCAGAGTTACAAGGATGCCCACAGGGAAGTCCAAGCGGGCTTGAGAGGCGACATGGTCAATCAGCGCAACAAGACTCTTGCTCTGATGGTTCAAGTCATCCGTGGAGAGATCAGCAAGCAGAAGTTCAAGAAACTCACGGGCAGCAGTTTCGATGACCTGATGAAGAACGCCAAGTGGTACATCAACCAAATCAAGCGGATGCCGAAGTCGAAACTCGCTCCCGTCGCTCCCGCTGCACCCACCGCCAAGGAAAGCGTGGACACGGACATCCAAGAAGCAGAAAAGGCAGTCGCTCCCAACGATGACGAGTTGCGCCGCCTTCTTGATGCTGCAAAGGAAATCCTTTACGGTCGTGGTGGTGGGCACAGTTACGGTCAACGAGATGCGGAGGCGAAGAAACTCGTCAACAAGGCGAAGAAGTTTGCGATGGTGACGAGGAACCGAGACCTTTTGGCTGATTGGAAGGACTTGAACTATCACCTCAAGGGTATCAAGGTCAGGAAGGTCAAGCCCAACCTCAACCGCAGTTTTGGTGGAGTGCATGATCCCCGTTCCTACGGCAGGGGCGGCGTGGCTGACTCCTACGAAGCCGAAGGCGATGACATCCAAGAGACGGCAAACCTCTCTGCTAGAGAAAAGAAACTGATCAACTTTGATCAGGACGATTTCTCGCCAAAAAGTCTTGAGATGCACCGTGAAGCGGAAGCATTGGTTTCGATGTTTGTGGGTCGAAATGTCATTGCAGGTGGCACTACAAGGGAAAAAATCATAAAAGCCGCAACCTACGACTACAAGCGGAATCCTAAAGAGGGAGTCCACAAGGCGGTGAAAGCGGGAATCGACCAACTGCTACGGAGTGGATCAATCCCTCGCAAGGTTTACATGGGCACGGGCATCCATCCAATCGAAAGTTTAGTGGTTGATGCGGAAGACATCCAAGAGAAGGTCGAGATCGACGGTCGCACCCGCATGTACAGGGAAACCGTGATGCGGCTTGATGTTGCTAGGAAACTCCGAGAGCAAAGGATGAAGGCAATGCAAGAGAACCGATTCGGTGGTCTGTACGACGATGGCAGCGGCAAGGGAGCGATGGTTCCTGCGCCCGTGGACTTCAACTTCCATGAGGCGATGCGTGTCATTGAGAAGTACCGCTCCCTCCGTGAGAAGAAGAAGACCCTCATGGGTGCGCCCAAGGAGGACATCGACGCTGCGGTCGTGATGAAGGGCGACAAGTTCGCCATGTCCGAGACCGAACTCAGCCCGAAGCAGAAGGAGTTCCGTGCCTTCTTCAAGAAGGCTTTGCAGAAGTTCGGCAAGTCTTCCCCTGCCAAGATGGACGATGCCGAGAAGAAGAAGTTCTTCAACTGGGTCGAGAAGAACTGGAAGGGCTGATCCCGATGCCCAAGGTCACCGTCAAGTTCAAGAAGGACAAGGCTGCGAG